ATCAAACCATAATTTTAATTCTTTTGCAGTAGTGAGAGTGTTGTGAATGGAACTCGAAAAGTATACAGATGAGAAGTTCTCATCCATTTCTGCATGGGTGAGAGCCCTGTCTAAACCTGTTCTAAATGTTATCATTTTATATCTTTATTATAAATATGTTCTTTTAATCTTCTACTACTATACGCCTGTGTATATAATGAATGCTAATGCATAGTATGGTGGTCTGTTTTCGTGCGATTGACCGCCTCCAGTTAAACCTGTTGGTTCTGCAGCTCCGCCAACGATATTTGAAATATATGGGGTTTCTGGGTATTTGGTTCCTACTCCACCGGCTCCGTAAATTAGGGAATGGCCGTGTGCAGGTATTTGAGTAACATTTAATGTAACAGAATTACCTCCTCCTACATCTCCTACACCGTACCCCGTACCGTCAGCTACATACGTGTTATCTCCTCCTGCTCCTACAATAAACCTTTCTCTTAAATCCGGAATTGTTACTCCGTTTGTATTACCTGAATTATCTCCGTCACATAATCTCCATCCCGGTGGTGGAGTTATTGAGTTTTGAGCAAGACCTCCCCACATCATAATGGCACCTTTCGGTACTATATTAGTAATGTATTGAATCTGTCCATCATTGTTTGCTGTTAGTATCTTAGTACCTGCTCCTACTGTACCTGATGGAATATTCCCTATAGTTGCTGTACCTCCTACTGTTAGGTTTGTTCCGACTGCTGCTGTTGTTCCTGTTGTTAGTGAAAGCCCTACTGTAGCAGTTCCTCCAATGGTTGCATTTCCGTCTACCTTAATAAATCCTGAACCTGATATATTACCCTTAACGGTTAATTTCTCTGTTGATGTTTTAGTATTTATACCTACATTTCCACCTGCATCAATTCTAAGTACCTCCGGTACATCGTTGTAACTGACTCCAATTTGAGCCGTATCTGCTCCTCCGGCTCCTATTGAAATACCGTAATTATTACCGTCCCCGCTAAATTGCAAGTAACTCATGTATGTATTGTCAACCTGCTGTTGAAGTCTCATACCACTAGTTGTCCAATCGGATCCTGCGGAGGTTCTAGCTGTTGTTATATTCAAATTGTTAGTAGTATATCCACTACCAGGTCTAATTCCAAGCTTAGCAATATCTACCTTTATTCCACTGGTTGCCTGTAATTGTGTATTTTGAAATACATTTAAAGCTTCTCCATTTGAAACTGTACCTACTCCTAACTTACCTGTAAAGTATCCTTCACCTACAACGTGTAATTCTCTAACAGGTATTAAAATACCTATACCTAATCCTGCTGGGGTAAATGCTGCTGATGTTGTAGTGCCACCTATGTTGATTATTAGATTTCCTGGTGTTTGGGATGCTTCTTTAAAGGTTTTTATATATAGGTTATTATCCGCATAATTATCTCTACCTATTAGACCAGTAAATACTGTTCCTTGGTAGAACTCTACTGTAGATTTTCTATTAACATTATCCTGTGTAGCTATACTCTCCAATTGAAGTGTAGCAGGTGTATTGCTATTACCTCTTATGTGAAGTTTTTTAACCGGTGCCCCTACTCCTACTCCTAAATACCCGTCGGTACTGTAAATTAACTCCGATGATGCTCCTAGCTGGGTTCCATTATCATTGTACTGTAAGCTCCTTATTGGCTGTGCTACTACCAATGTAGGTATTATTCCAGTTGTTGGTTGTAGGTTGATAGGTACTGAGTGTGGTTCATAATTTTCTCCTGAGCTATTTAATGCGCTACTCCCTGTATACCAGAGGTGTAAGAAGTTGTTAGCGTCTACAGATGCTGAATAAAATAGTGAAGAAAAGTTTCTATCCATTTCATTATACGTAAGTGCTGTAGCTTGATTTACTCTTAATTTAATTGCCATATTGCTTGTTTTATATATCTATTTTAACTATAAAAGTCATATCTGTATTTGCTGATTTAGGCACTGGTTGTCCTAATTTACCTACTGCTATTAATTGATTTGCATCGTTATAAAGCCCTACTGTGGTGATATACGGTTGGAAAGAACTTCCTGTTACGTTATTACTTATGTCTCCTGTTGAAAAAAGAGAGGCTGTTGAATACTCAGTTCCATCATTATAATACGCTGGCTTTACAGTACTGCTTAATGCTGAAGGGTTAAATGTATGGTTAAATTCAGATTCTCTTAATCTACAGTGGTAGTTATGTGTATAAATAGGGTGATTAGATTTCCAGGACAGTGTTCCGGATACGTAATTCATTAAGTACTTTGCTACTATTTCATCAGTAATTACTATCTGACCATGTGTATAAATCACATTTCCTACATACTTCTTAGGGTTAGAGTACTTTAAGTAAAGATTGCCTTCTCCGTCATCTAATATTGTAGATGAATACTGATCTGGTATATCTAAGTACTGTCCACCTGCTGCTGGTGTTTCTTGTACATAGTCTCCTTCTATAGAAATGTAATCAGCGTCATTAATAGGGAATGTTGATCCGTAAATACTGAAGAAATCTTCTACATAGTCAGAGGTTGGGGTTTCTACTGCATAAGATGGAAGTACATAACTTGAAGATACTCCTGCTTCAGGAATTATTTCTAAAGATAGAGGTTCTATATGTGTTCCAACAATATCTCTTGGTAGTGAGTAAACTCCTATGTATTCTCCTATCTTTCTAGATCCACTAATAAAAGAAGATTGTAGGTAGTTCTCGAAAGAACCTGTAGTTGTTATTTCTCCGTTTTGAAATAAACTGTAATATAGGTGGTTTGTACTTTGAAATACTAATCTCTTATATGAGATACTCTGTACTTCGTCAGCAGGAAAGTAATAGTTAGAGGATCCTGATATCCCTGTGAGCGTAACTATTTTATTTGTATCATAGTCACTACCAGATACTGCCCAAGATTTTCGGGCAGTGTAGGTTGTGATGTATGCATCTTGTTTGTTTAGTTTTTTGTAAGCACTCATTCATTAATAGTCAAGCTTGATTCTTACTAATGCTTCTTTTGTGAAATCTTTTAATAATGGTTTAGAAAGTTTTGCTACTCCTAAAAGGTCATTATTATCGTTATATAATCCAACTGTTGTTAAGTATGCTTGAGGTGTATTAATCATTACATCATGTCTCAGTTCTCCAGAACCTGTTAGGTTAGATGGATTTGTTGAATAATTAAATTCACTATTTCGTACCCTAACAAATACATAATTTGAAGAAACTGTCTCTTCAGCCTGTGATGTAAATGATGCTCCTTTTCTTATTGCATCGTAGAATTTTTCAATATTTCTATCATCTATTCCTGATTGTTCTCCTGTAGCTAAAAGTAATCCGTCTGCAGAAGCGTCTAAAGCTTCTCCATTAAGAATAATAATTCCGACATCTGGTAAATACTTACCGTAGCTTCCTCCGGTTGTGTTATATCCTTTAGTTGCTGTAGTCCCGGTATTCCAATCCCATGGTAGTCCATTTGATCCACTAATAATGTCGTAAACTCTTCCTGAATCTACGTAAGAGATAGTGTTAAGTGTCTCGCTATTATCTGTTAGGTATAGTTTTTTTGTACCTGAGCCTGATAGTATTAGGTTGAAACTTCCAGGTAGTAGTTTTTCTCTATATCTAGATCTATCTACAGAAATTACATATATGTAGTCTGAGGTCTGATTTTGAAAGGTGAAGTTTGTGTCTTCATCTCCAAATACTAAGTTTCTATATTGTCCGTAAATTGTTGCAGATGGTGTCTTTCCTGTTACTCCGGTTGTATAGGCTACTGATCCACTTCCGTACTTATGTCCAAAAGTAGCTCCAAATTGAGCAATAGCGGTTGGATCTGAGTTATCTATATCTGCGTTGTATACTCTATAGAAATAGTCTCCTGTAGAGGCTACTTGTTGTGAAGATGTAAAAAACGTTGTAAGAGTTACGCTGTTTGTAGACCATAGGGGAGTCACTACTGACTCTGCACTAATGGATATATCTTCTGGATCTAATCTTTTGAATGACATATGTTATTGATTTACTTTTACTATGGTTACTGGAATTGTTAATCTAGCTCCTGAATCTCTACCGATAACTGTAAGTGTTGTTTGAAGTGTTGTATTCTCCCCAAATAAAGTATTAATTGTTGTTGCTGTTATGTTGATAGAAGTCCCAATTACTGCTTTAGATACATTTGTTCCTAACGTTGTAACAGAATTTAGTGCTGTTGCTTCTGCGGTATTGATTCCTACTCCATTAAATGTATTAGTTACCCTAGCATCTGCAATAGTTGCTACATATCCTCCTGCTTCGAAAGTTTGAGAAGATCCTAAATAGTTTAATGTCTGAGGAGTAATTGCAAGGGATGCTCCTTGTTTTAGTCTGATTGCTGAGAATCCTAAATCTAGAATTGGTAACTTAGCAGTTCCTCTTGGTAGAGTTGTAAGTTTATATTTCATGATTTGAGTTTCATCTGGAAATGCTTCTAGTAAAGGCATAGCTTCAATAGCTTCACCGTAGTAAGCAGAACCTTGCGGGTGTGTTGGATTATAAAGAGTATAATCTATTTCATCATCTGCTAAAGCAAATTGTGTAATTTTGAAAGAACCATCTCCTCTTGCAAGTAGTTCTCTTCCTTTTTTAGTTAAAATTGCATCAACTGTTACAATTGAATTATCTAAGTATCCCATTTTATGTTTTTTATCTTATTATAAATATACGTCTTTTTAATATCTAAAACAACCCTAGGTTATACACAAGCTACTACTTGTATATACCATTCCATATCCGTCTGTAGATAGAATTTCTTTTGACTCTTTAACCCATATTTTAGCGTTTGTAGAGTTTACTATTTTTGCACTTGTATTATCTAGTTTAAAGATTCTTAAAGGCTTTATTACGTAAATTTTTCTTCCATCAGCTAGTGCTGCTCCTGCTGTTCCTAAATAGTTTCTTGTTACTTGTATACGGCTTTTATCTGGTTCAATTTTTTCAACTCTTAACAGTTCAGTAGTATTACCTTCTACTTGAATTATACTCCCTATTTCTAAAGATCCTGTAACAGGTGTATTGTTTAATTCATAAGGTATAATACTAGAAGAGATAGGTACGGATACTTCGGTCTGGTATCTTGTATTTACAAGTCCTTCGAAAGTTGGTACTTCTTGGGTGCCGGTAAATAGTAATTCTGATGTTATTCTATCTGTTAGCGATCTTGAGCATATTAGGTTTTCTGCAGAGGATGAGGGGTTTAGTTCTCCTGTAAAGAGTTTAGCGGTAATTGCTGGTGGAATTCCTTCATACTCTTGAGCGTTTGTCTTAGATCCAGCATACCTTGCATTGCTCCATCCTGTTGAGGAATAATTACTATCCTGTGTTTGTGCTAGAGTGGCAGAACCTGATAGTATTTCTGGTAGATTTGTTGGTTTAATTCCTGAGGCTATCCTGTCGGATTGCTGTACGTATGTTGATGTTCTATTTTCAAGAGCATTACTCATTAGTGGGTTATTATTACTATACTCATACTTTTCACTTTGTATAAAAGGAAGGAATGTAATATCTATGATATCAGCAGTTGGTTCTCCAATATTATTAGTGATATTAAAATTGGTAGGAGTTACTTCAAAATAGTAAAAATCACTATTTAAGTTTCCGTATATATTAGAGTACCTGGCTCTGGTTAGTATTGGTATATTAAATACCTGACTATCTAAACTAAATCTAATTGATGTTGTAGATAGTAAGACATTTTCTAAATCTATTTCGTTTGCTGCTGATAGTGCTAGAGTATTTCCGTTTACATCAGCCCAGTTTGACAGTGTTTTTACTGTTACCGACAGTCCGGTCAGTGTCCCTGTATTTGGGAGGGTTGGATGAATATCGAAATTTATGTTTATACTACCTTCTCTATTAATATTAACAGTAGTAGTAGCGGTAGTTCTATGTAGAAATATAAATAAGTCTGATGTCATATTAGTTTTTTATTTTTATAATCATTATACCCCGTTATAGGTCATTGCAGATTATTGGAGCTGTAGTAGATGAATTTCCTTCTGATGTGTTGTAATTAATAAGTGTTTGAGTGTTGGGATATCCGTTACTATATGGGTATACTATGCCCCCAATACTATACCATCCGGTTATTCCGATACCAGTAGTAGCTAGTGTTAGTTTCTTATTTGCGTTCCATAGCCCTTGAAAAGATAAGTAAGGGTCAGTTGACCATTTGTTATAGCGTACCGCTTGTATGATATATGTAACAAGAGGAGTATTACCCGATTCATTCGCAACATAGCCGCTTCCTTCTCCTACATTGCATGCACGTTCTGGGTTTGTACCTTTCTGTAGGTTAATCTCTACTACCTGTGCAGATCCTTCAGATACTTTATTTATTCTAATGATCCTTTCACATGTACCTAGTACATTTACTCCTTTTAGAAAAATTCCTGTACCTGCGATAGATACCTCGTCTGGAAAAGGTATTGGTGATCCCCATGCGTTAGGGTTTGGGCCTTGGTTGGTTAGTGGTTGTTTATAGTATGTTGCATCCGGTAATAGGCCGGTAAAGTACCCTGTTACGTCTTTAAGAAGTATATCATTTGGATATTGTGTAAAAACTGTGAATTCTGTGTTTTCCTCCGGCTGTATATAACAAGTAAAAAATTCTACATTTATCGATTGATTACAGGTTGGATCAACATTATCTATTACCTTAATAGTAAATACATCATTCGGTAATCCTATAAATGAATAAGGATATGTAGGAACAGTATCAATAAGCAGTTCAGTTACAGTAGCAACAAAGATTCCTGCTTTTTTTATTTCAAAACTAACATCTATATTAGAGTTCAATGTAAACCAATCCTGTAAGTCGTATGTTGCTCCCTGTACAATATAGCTTGGTGCTTTTGTTACTCCTAATGAACACATAACTGCAGTAAATACCATTGTCTCGATACACGGGGCATTTGCTATTTCTCCTGCATCAGCATAAATTGTTATGTCAGTATATTGTCCGTTAGTAAATGTATATGTAGATGGTATTAAAGAGGTAGGTGTATTAGTTGTTCCTTGGTAATATAGTGTGTTTGTTGGTGCAGGAATTCCTACGGTTCCAAATAGTGTTCCAAGGGAATAGGGTACTCCTGGCTGTACTATCTTAGTAGTTACTGCTGTGTTATCTAAAGTACATAGAGCATTTGGTGGAATGCTATAGAATTTTACACTAAACTGTACTTTAGGTGGTATACCTTTTTTTAACGTATTACTGCTGTTTAATTCCCCTGTTGTTACTCTAATTCTACTATTTGCAAACTCTCCATCATACCTTGCCTCTCCCTTATTTTTTGTATTAAGTATTTTAGGTCCTGTAGGGGTTAATACTGTCTGTTGATATGAAGCTGTATATTCATTTAATGCTCCGAAAGAACTTCCATCTGTACCTTCAGTAAATGCTGTATCGATAGAAGAGGTGTAGTTAAAAGCATTATTTATGTTTGAACCTGAGATTGTGTCTACAGATGCTTTTACTGATTTAGCTTTTGATCTATTAAGTAAATTTGGTTTAATGATAATACCTGTATCTGCTACTGCTCTAGCAGGAATAAAATCCTTAACCATTTTAAATACCGTGTTATCAAAGAATTTGATTAATTTAACATAGTCTCTTATATCATACTGTGTTAAATCCCCTAGTATATCTTCTGCTACTGTATAAAGGCCGTCGTAATTTGGTAGTGTTAAGCTACTTGGATTACCTATATAATCATCTATATTGAATGTAACTAGGTTAGGATCTGCTAAAGATTTAGATATAATGTAGTTATCCACATTATCTGTAGGAGAAAACCCTACTTCTATAGCATGTAAGTCATCTGTGTACTTATTATCTCTTTTTATAATAGAAACGTGATTGGAAAGCGTACTACCGCTTATTATGCTTCCTGTATGGTCTAATCGTACTTTATCTAGGGAGCTTGTGTAGTACTGGTAGTCTCCGTAGAATGGTCTTTCGTTGGTGTTTCTTCCTCCATATACTTTTATTTCTAAAATATCACCTGGTACACCTAGGCAGTTTATAAGTGCTCTCAACCCTCTCTCTGTTCCTTTTGACTTTAAAAGAAGTGGTAGGTTGTGGTATATACGTTTCTGAATCTCTTTTTGATAATTATCATAAGAGGTTGGCTGTATAGGAGTATTTGACCCTGTCAAAGATCCGGTTATATAGTTTACAATAGTCTCACTTCCAGAGGTATATCCCTGTCCTATAAAGGTTGTAAATAAGTCTTCTACAGATTTATTTGATGTATATAATTTTACTCCAAAATTCTTTAAAGCTTCTGCTACTAAGTCTTTTGAAATACCCTTATCAATTCTATTATCAGCATCATACTTATCTGTTACTGCTTTTGAGTATAACCATAAATTATCAAAATGCTGCCCGACCATATAGACAAACGTCAGGTAGTTTTCGTTATTTGCATCATCTCTTAAGTATGTAGGTATACTATAGGCAAGTGAACTATAATTTGTATTGTCATAATCAATTGCATTTGCAACTTGATTTGAATACCATATAATTGCTTCTGTAGCATTACTTAACTTATTTACGTATGGTTTAGTTGTATTACTTTTCGGCCAAGAAGTACTTCCTGATTCATAATATAAAAATCTCTCATAGTGATCAAAGTTACTAATAACTCCTGTGAGTAGGTTTTCATAATAACTCTTACTTCCTGATGCTCCTTGAAGTCCTGTTGTAGCAAGAGAGGCTGAAGCTATACTTTGAGAATAGTCGTTTACTAAATCTAATTTGTACTTAAAGTTTAAGAGTCTTTCTTGTGCAGAAGAGAAATGTACAAAGTCATTATAGTCTGAATAATCCACACTAATATCTATACTTTTCTCGTTAACTACTGAGTATATTTGACTGTTTGAGTTATTTACCGGGTAGCTAAATAATTCATTGTAATTAAAGTACTCTGTAGGGAGTACATTTTGTTCTGCTAAATCAATATTAAAATTAGCAGATCTTAAAGTAGGTGCTGGTTCTGCTTGTAATATAAATTCAGAATCTACTTCGTATACTATAGAATCAGATATAATATCAACTATGCTTAGCTTACTCTTAACTTTATAGGAAGTTGGAAGTGGTTCGTATAGTTTTACTACAACTACCTTCTCTCCGTTTACATCTAATGTATCTATGTTTGTTGCAATGAATAAATCATTATTCTTAAAATTCAACCTAAACCCTGTAAAGTATGACTGATTTTGAATATTATCTCGAATTGCAGAAGTTATAGTTACTAAATTCTCAGGTGTTATTGATAGGTTAGATAAACTTATCTCTGTTCTATCTTGAGATATATCTTGAATATAAAAATCTACTGAGGAGTTATCTGAGGTATATAGATCATCTAGAAAATGGTACAGTAATTTTACTCCACCGTTTTCATACCCATATACCCTGCTATCTGAAATAGGATCAATGGTTAGTATTGATGCTCCATCTTGTCCTGCAGATTGTGCGTTACCTAGTTGCGTATACCCTTTATAGCTATAATTACTTTCTAAAATCTCGTCTGATAGAGAGAGTATATGTAATTCTGAGAAGTTTTTAGTTGGATCAAAAGTATTGTTAATCTGAAATGAGCTCACTAAGGCTTTATCCTCTTCTGAGAATTGTTCAAATCCTTCTATATTTTCCGGTAAGTCTTGATTAACGGTATAAAGTAAGTCTGCCATCTATGTTATATTTGTTTCTAGAGTAAGTATCTGCTGATTTAATGCTAGATTCTCTTGTCTTAATTGTGCTATCTCGTCTAATAATGGTTGAATATCTTCAGTAACTTTGTCAAAATTTAATAATTCTGAGCTTTTCTTTACTAAATATTCATGGGAATCTACTTCACCGGTAACATCTATTTCATAATAGAGTTTTTCGTATAACCTAAATAACTCTTCTGTAGTATCTAAATCTTCTTCAGGTACTGGTTGTGTAAAGGTTTTAAAAGAAGTGTCTACAACTTTGTTAAACTCTACAGAACTAAAAACAGTTTTTTGTATGTTAATATCATTAGCCATTTCTTACTACTTTAAATATATTTTGGTTATCTACTACTGTAGTGCTTCCATCTAAAGTCGTCTTTACCAATATACGATAATATCTCTCTGGTTGCAAGCCATCCATATACACATCGAAAAATGATCCATTTGAATCACAACTTATCTTAGTAAACTTAGTGTCAAAATCAACAACCATCTCTTCTGTGTTCTCATCTCTTAATCCCCAGTATGAACCTGAGGGTAAAGCGTAATTTGTTAAATATGCTGAAGAGGTTGTGAATGATCTAACCGGGTATTTAGGTCTTGCAGATACTCTAAATCTTTGCTTTCCTACATCGGCATACTTCCCTTTATTATTTGTTAGGTTAACAATTGAAATACTATTTGAAAGAACTGATAAAGATCCTGTACTGTATACACTGTCATCCCACTTAAACTCTAAAGATGGTGGGTAGATAGTATTCGTGTCTGCACCATAGTATTTAAGTCGGATAGAGGATGTAGTATTATATTCTAAATCATTAGGCAGTTTCAGGATAAACCCGTTGTTACTTAATGCAGAGGCGTTTATAAGCCGTATTGCTTTAGATACATCTATATCAATATCGTGAGAAGAATTTAATGTATGAGTTTGTATAGATTCTAAGCTACCACTTACAAGGGAGCTTGTATACCAGTTACCTCCTCCATTTGATGGAGATTTATAAGATGCTGTCACATACTGCGGGAATGATGTTAATAACCATGGGTTAGTCTGACCTGCTTGTCTATTCTGCCAAGATACCCCTGTATCGTTAGTTGGAATATCTCCAAACTTACCTACTCCGTTATCCCAGATTTCATACACTGGATATGCATAGATGTTGTAGTTTACAGGTATTTCGTAAGCGTCTGCTAGGTACATTTTAATGCTTGCACTATATGCTGCATTTCCTATTTTACTAGTAATAACATCCTGTATCTCAGAAGTGCTATACTTTAGTAAGATACGGTTAGTTTGTCCTATATCTGATAGATCTGGGTATCCTCCTAGTTCTACTATTTCATCTTTACCTGCATTACCTAATACATCTTCTGTTGAGATAAATGTATCATTCTCAGGAAATATTCTGTATACTGCCATGTTATAGTGTTGTTATTCTTCCTTTAATATCAATGTCTGGGTATTTTATTTCAAATATGCAAGGATCATATGACGGATATACTATGTTACTTCTAGTTGAACCCACTATATCGTATGCATATTGAGAATATATTCCTCCTACATTATTTACTACTTCTATTTTTTGTACTGTCTGTACCCCTTTCTCTTGATCAAGAAGTGTGTATATGCTTGAAAGATTTATTGGTTGATTGATATTCCATTTTGTTATATCAAAATAATCTTTTAATCTATTTGTACAAGCAATTAAAACATCTCTACCTGAGAAATTCGGTCTTACTATTATGTCAAAATTAACTCCTATATTTACAATAAAAGCATCTTTTATATTAATTGCATCTGAAAGTATCATATACTCTGATAGATATGTTTTAAGGTTTTTTCTTAAAGTATCTGTCGTAGGTGTTAAGTTTTTATTATTGTTATAAGCTAAGGTATATAGTGATAACGACAATGGGTTACTATCAATTATACTATCTGTATTACTATTTGGGTTTGTTAATTGATCCTGTGTTGCATAAACTTTCGCAATAGATCCATACCTAGAGGACATAGATAATGCTCTCACTGTATAGTCTTGAAGAGTTACTACTCTCCCTTGTTCGTTAAATGCTCTTAGTGAATTCTCTCTCAACTCATCAACTGTATCTCCATCTCTACCTCCAGAACCTGCTTCTGGGTTATTAAATGTAAGTGAGTTTGTTGGATCTGTAAATCCAGGTGTTCCAAACCCTATAAAAGTGTTTAATGTATTAGCTGGTATGTTTGAAGATACTCCTCCTCCTACTAAGTACCTAATGGTAAGAGTTGTATTTGAAGGTGCAAGTCCATAGGATTTTGTTGATAGGAAGTTAGAAGGATCAAATGCATAATCTATTCTTGAAACTCCTTGTATTGATCCGAGTCCTACGTTAGTGGGGTCTGGTGTTAATACTGAATCATCTTGACCGGTTATACCTGCTCCGAATTGAACTTGTAATTGACCTGTTGAAGTAAGTCTTGTTACAAACCTTCTAGGGACTCTTTGAAGTGTTAAACTATAAGGGACTGTTTGTGAGTCTGGGTTTGTGTTGGTATTATCTATAAAAACTGTGTCTTGTCCTAAAAAGGGAACTTCATGCCAAATTGTAGTTCCGTTATTCTCTGTTATAGATAACACACCTATTATGTTACTATCTTCAATAGTAATCGTCTTAAACTTCTCTACAGAAGTTATAACCTCTGTAACAGTCTTTACTTCCCCAGATATTGCTTTTGCTTTTTTGGTTAATTTGAATGTAACTGGGTTGAAGTTAATATCTAAAGTTTCTGCTCCTACAGCTGTATCATCGTAAGAACTTGAAAAAGTAAAATCAATTGGCTTTTCTATAAAGAAATTTACTTGTCCTGCTGATGTAGCTCTTAGTTTAGTGTTACCTGGTATTTGTAATGCTTGTCCCCAGTTTGGTTTTCCATTAAAAGCTCCTACTATTTGAGTTACCTCTACATCAACTTCTGAAGGAGTCGTTATTTTAGGACGATACCCCATCATATAAGCTAAGTTATATAGATTGGCTGGATTTTTAGCGTGTTGAATATATGTCTCTTGAAGTTGTGTGTCTTGGTAGAATGATAAAACATCCCCTACATAGGCAGCCATCTCGATAAACATCATACCTGGTGATGTAGGTGAGAAATCGTTATAAGAGTCTGGGAAGTAGTTTTTAGCGTACTCTATTAATTGGCTTCTGAAATCTCCAAAATCCTTATTTACGTATTTTATATCTCTATCTTGAGCCATTATTGTTCAAAATTAATTACTAGTTGATCTTCTATATTTGTCTGGAATACACTGTAGTTCATAGAAACTGTTACTGTGTTTGTATCTTGACTGTATTCTGTATTTAGATTCTTTATTATAATGCTCGGAAACCATTCTGCTACTCCCTGTCTTACGGTGTAGTTTATTTCTTCTTTCTTATCTTCTGTCATTTGATCAAAAAGAAGTGCTCTTAGGCCTGCTCCAAGAGCTGGGTTAAGAAATCTCTCTCCTTTTTCTGTTAAGAAATAGTTTATAAGGTTTGCTTTAATTGCATCTTTAGTTGTATAGGTAGAGTTAAATACAGATTTAGAAGAGAAAGGTAAGCCCACTCCAACTGCTTTTCTAGGCTGTAAATCTAAAGGATGTATTTTTTCTACTTGAAATGCCATTATGCTCCGAATCTTTCTTTATCTTTTTGTACTGATGCTTTATATACATCTCCTGCTCTCAT